GCAATATGGTAAGCTTGGTGGCATAAATTACAATCAAGGTGGTTTAGTCCAGTATTTTAACCAAGGCGGTGCGATGGATAATTATCCAGAGAATCCTCCTAGAAGAGATGGGCCTATTAATCCATATGAAGGCTCTGGAACTAAAGACGATGTGCCAGCATTATTAACGGCTGGCGAGTTTGTAATGACTCGTGACGCTGTTAAAGGCGCTGGAGGCGGGGATTTAAATCAAGGTCTTAATCGAATGTACAGTATGATGGATAAATTTGAGGGGATGGCATAATGTCTACACAAACAGTAGAAACCGTAAATCGTCTTGCCCCCTACCTTGAAGGGTTAGAAAAACGCCTCCTTGGAACAGCATTCGGTGAGTTTGACTCATCTGGCGGTCAAACTTCACAAGGTCTTCTCGACACCCCCATTGCTTTACCGCAACAACAAGTTGCTGGGCTTGACCCCCTACAACAGCAAGCCCTTAACATGGCTCCGGGTATGGTTGGCTCTTACGCTCCATTTATGCTGGGTGCTTCAGGGCAAACGCTAGGTGGGCAGGCGGCTCTTTCTGCTGGCCTCGGTTCTTTAATGAATTTGCCAGCTACGGCTCAACAATACATGAACCCATACCAGAGCAATGTTATTAATGAAATAAATCGTCAAGCGGCTATCGAACAAAACAAACTAGCAGGTTCGGCTGTTGGCGCAGGGGCTTTCGGTGGCTCTCGTCAAGGTGTGCAGGCTGCTGAGTCAGAAGGCCGTAGACTAGCCGCTGTAGGAGAAGCGCAACGTAAGGGCTATCAAGATGCAATGAATACTGCACAAAAATCGGCTCAACTTATGGGTGGAATTGGACAGGCATATGGGCAATTGGCTGGTACAACAGCCGATATTGGTCGTGTGCAGTCAGAACTTGGCAGGGCTGATCTTGGTATGCTTACACAAATTGGCGACATTGGTCGCAATCTTCAGTCACAACAGCTTGAAGCTCAAAGACAAAATCAGTTGGCATCAGCGCAAGAGCCATTCACACGCCTTGAAATGGGGCAGTCTTTGTTAAAAGGCATGCCTAGTGCTGGTTTATCGTCTACGTTTAAATCAGCCACAACTCCGGCAACCAATCCTTTCTTAGCAGGTGTGGGCGCGTATACTGCCTTGCAGGGCATCAAGCCAACTGGCAGCGCATAGGAGAGCTTAGATATGGCGTTAAAACCAGTAAAAGGTTCAGGAATAGGGTCGGTTGACGATTTTTACACTACGGATTTTATGACTCGCCTCAGTCGTATGTCTAATCCTGTGCCAAGAGATTTAAATTTACGTCCACTAACAACCTTAGAAAAAGTATCAAGAGCTAATCCAAGAGAGAGTGTATCAAAACCCTTCAGTGACATGTATCAAGGTATAGGGGGTTTTATACCCAGAAATTTTGGAATCCCGAAATTTACTGGAGATGCTGACACTGTAGGCGGACAATTGTTACAAGGTCTTGGTAATGTAGGAATTGATGCTCTTGAGGGCTTGCGGTTAGCTGGCGGAATACCTGTAGCTACGGCGGCGACTTTAGGAACTGAAAGTGAATCCGCTTACAACAAAAGAATGCAAGAGTTAGCAGATGATCCAAGAAAGCCGGGCGCAGGTATACCTGCTTTTGTTGGAGGATCTTTAGCGCCATCTATGAGAATTGATGAGCCAACCAGTATAGTTGGTGGTCCAAGCTATCAACAAACTGGCGTAGATCCAGACCAAGATGCAGCCATTAGAAGCCAAATTGCGGATGCTCAAAGAATAACTGAAGAAGATGGTATTTTTGGGGACATTACGCAACCGGGTATGGGTATACCTGATTTTGTTGATGGCGTTCCAGCGGCACAAGCTGAAGAGGCAGCACGAACTGCGGCTATTGAAGCTGGTAAAGATCCTGAAGATCAAATGTTTTTGGGCAAAGCTGATGCTCCTCCGCCAGCATCAAAACAAGAAACCACTAGCGGCGGTAAAGCTGTAAAAGGCGCTGACAACTCTGTTAAACAGTCCACTGTTGCGGCTCTTGACGATGTATTGAGGCAAGTCAAGCCAGACGCAAAGCCTAAAGATTATGATGACTACATGAAAGAGTTTGCTGAACTAACTGGTTTAGATGTTTCTGGACAGCCAGATAACAGTCAGGCTTTAATGGCATTTGGCCTAGCTCTTATGCAAAACAAAGCTGGCAAAGGCTTTAATGTTGGCGAGATGCTGAGTTCTGTTGGTGCGGCTGGTGAAAAAGCCATGCCAGCATTGGCTGCGGCTCGTAAAGAAGCTAAGACAACTAGAATTAAAGCGGCTGAGTTTGCCATTAGTCGCAAGGATAAGGATCAAGCAGCGGCTCTTAATAAACAATTTTATTATGTTGTTCCAAAAGGCGGAAAAGGATTTGCCGCTAACTTTGATAAAGGGGAACTTAAAAGATTTAACTCACAAGAGCTATATAACCTTGACTCAGATGCAGACTTCCAAGCTGGTTTTGAAATTATACCTATGTCAACTTATGAAAAAGTTGCGGCAGCCGCTCTTAAAACTCCAGAGCTTGGGAAAAAATATGCCAATTCTTATGCCCCTGTATCTTTATTCACTGACGCTCCCGATGATTTACAAATTGAAGTACAAAGAGTTGATGGGAATTATAAGGGAACAGATGTGCCAGAAAGAGGCCGATTTAACATAGGTGAATATGAAACATACGCCAAAAGATTGCAAAAAATGGATCAAGGGTTAGATAAGTTCGCTGGTAAATTAGGCGAGGCTTATTCAATTGTTTCTAGTGGAGAAGCAACAGCAATTGACCAAGTTGAAGATGCCGCTATTGGTTTTGGTAGAGCTTTAGGAATTAAATTTGGTAAAGACGAAGCCACCCCTAGTGCTAAAGTAAGGCGCATATTAAACGTCATTGCAGCAGAAAAAGCTCCAGAAATTTTACAAGAAGCTGGTAAAACTATTTCTGATGCTGACCGAAAAAGAGTTCAGGATATTGTCGGAAGATTAGGAATGAGTACAGACCCAGAAGATTTAAAATTAGCTTTAAGGGATTTGTATGCACGAGTTGTGACAGATGGTAAAAAAGATGTAAGAACAGGAATCACAACATTAAATCAATATTCTGGCGTAAAATCTGATGCAAGAACCGCTAAAATGGTAAACGGCGTTCTGGTAATTCAGTAGGAGTTTAAATGGGTATTATTAAAGTACAGGCTCCTGATGGCAGTATGCAAGAAGCGCAAATAGCTGGTGATGAGCCAACGCAAGAAGAAATTGATGCTATAACTGCGTATTTTTCTGAAGATCAAAAACCTGATTTTTCTAATTTAGGTCAAGACAGAACATTAGAAGAAGTGTCTGGTGATTTTGGTGGTGGACAACAACAGTCAGTATTCAAAGGCTTTGCTTCAGAGGATATAGACACAAAGTCTGGCATCCAAAGGGCTGGTTTCCGCGCAGAGCTATCGCTTGCTGAAACAGATGCAGACCAAGTTCTTGTATTAAAGAAGTATGGTCTTGATGAGTCCGACTTCCTTCGTGACAACAGAGGCCGTTTAGCTGTAACGCCTGAAGGCGCAGCAAAGCTTGGCGTTGACGCAAGCAAGCTTACTCTTATTGATGAAGAAGGTTTTAGTCGTAACGACATATCTGATCTAGCTGGCATTGCTCCTGAAATCATTGGCGGTGTTGCTGGAGCTATTACTGGTCAGATAGCCATACCTATTCCTATTCTTGGTGCGGCATTCGGCGCTGGTATTGGTGCTGGTGGTGGTCAAGGCGCAGAAGAAATATTTGAAGCTGTTCGTGGTACACAAGCACAAACAGATGAAGAAGTATTAAAAGACGTTGCTACAGAGGCAACGATAGGTTTCTTGGCTGACGCTACTTTTGGTTTGCTTGGTGGCGCAATTAGAAAAGTTAAAGGCGGTGTGAAGCCCGGTAAGGGGCTGACTGACGAAGAGCTTAAAACAATCGGTGAGTCATTGGAGATGGGGCTTACGCCTACTCTAGCGGCGATTAAGGCACCTTCTTTGGTTGCTCGACAGCAAGGCATTGCTGAGAAGGCATTTGGAACGTCTGATCGACTAAAAGCTAATCATGACAATATGCAATCTTTACTTGCTGGACTTAGAGCAAGGGTTGGCGCTGGCACAGATGAAGAAGTTGGCGATATACTTATTAACGCAACTGGTAAAGAAGCTGAAGCCCTCAAAGTTGCTGAAAGGCAAGCTCAAGAGTCTGTTATAAAAACCCTTGATGATTTAGCGCAGGAAATTGGTGCGGCGGCTGAAAAGAACCTTACGCTTGAAGATGATACATTCAGAATATTAGCAAGTGCGTCAAAAGCGTTTGACGATCAAATGACTAATTTGTGGAAGCCTATTGATGCTGCTCTTGTAAATGGGGTAGGCACAAACAAAATTATTCCTATAGACCGCCTTAAAAGCATGGCTGCTGAAGTTGCCGAATTGCAAAAACCCGGTTTAGCTGGTGGTACTTTCTTAGACCTGCAAAGCGCATTAAAAACAGTTAAGTCTTTAAAAGGAACTGAGTCGTTCCAACAGTTATACGCAACAAGAAAAGCTCTTAATGATATTTTAGCAAAAACATCTTCAAAGACAGAAGCAGATGCTATTACGCCAATGATAAAAGAATTGGACGCTAGGCTTTCTGTTAATAATATTGAAGATGTTATTTCTGCTTCTGGTAAGTCAGTTACTCCTGAGGGGGCAGAAATCCTGCGCCGTGCGTCTGAAAGACTTAATGTGGCTCGTGGACAGTATAAGCGTGGCGCGACAATATTTGATGAGCTTGAGTCGGCTGGTGTTGTTAGAGGGCTTAGATCAAAAACAAATGCTGGTGAAAGTCTTAGCATTGATGACATCCGCATGGATAAGATTATTAAAAACGACAAGCCAAAGGTTCTTGATCGAACTTTACAGGCAATACGTTTAGCTAATGGAGGCACTGGTAGAAATGCTGATGCTGCCGCCGAACAATTTAGAAAGCAACTTGCTGGCGAATGGTTGCGGGACACTTTAAACAAGTCAGGCATTAATGCCTTGGACAACTATGCTCCAGAGACATTTAAAGGCGCTGCTTTCGCCAAAGCAGTTAAAGATCTTGGGCGCACGGCAGACAACTTGTTTGGGCCTGATGCTGGTAAGATTAAACAACTCGCCAAACAAATTGATAAAACATCTTTATCAAACATGGATCAAGCTGTTGTTCAGCAAATACTAAAAGAAGGCGCTGACGGAAATCTTGTTGGCACAATGCAAAGGTTGGTTAATGCACAAAAAGAAATATTTGAAGCAAACAGAAGTTCTGCTTTTAAAAAGCTTTCTTCTGGAAACTTAAATGCAATTGAAGCAGCAGAGCTTATTGCTCATAGATCAACTACAGCGTCAGACATTACTAAAATTGTCAAAAGCTTTGATGCAGATCCCGCAGCATTAGAGAAGATACGGGGCAATTATATGGAAACATTGATTGCTGATTTTGGAGAGTCCTTAACGACTGACGGTAAATCTCTAGGGGCTTTTGCTAACAGGCTCTTGGACGCAAATGAGGGCGGCAAACTAACTGCTATATTTGGTCAAGAGATGGGCGAGGACATGGCTAAGTTTGCTAGGGTTTTGGCATTGAACGCTAAGACTGCTCCAGGCGGTGATCTTGTAGCTGCTAACATTGCGGCAAGTCCTCTTCAGAATGTAGGTAAAATAGTTAGATTTGGAATCTTTACTAAAGTTTTATCATCTGGTGGGTACTATGATGATATAATGAAACAATACAGAAAAGAAATTCTTGGCGAGTCTCCAGACGAAAAAGCAAAAATACTTGGTAGGCTCATGGGGCAATCATTTAAGAACGCTTCTATTCAAGCCCCTCCTCAAGTCGTGCAAGAAGGCATGAATGAAGCAGAGAAACAAATCCGTGCTGTGGCTGACAATTCAGGATTAACCGCACAATTGTCCGCAATTCAAAACCAAATGACTGCGCCAAACGCAGCATCTAGTCTTGGAGGGGTGAACGTGACACAACCAGCAGCCCCAGCAGGAACCAGTACAATTCGGCAACAGGCAGCAGCAAACCCTGGGGTGGCTCAAGCTTTGGGCATTACAGGCTCAACGGCAGGTCTGTTAGGAACAGGAAACCCATAAAATGAACAAAGATGTGTTACGCGAAGAAATAGCCGCTGATGAGGGCTGTAAATATGAGATATATTTGGATCATCTTGGTCTTCCTACTTGTGGAGTTGGCCACTTAATCACCGAAAACGATGGTGAGCATGGCAAGCCAGTCGGCACTGTTGTTGAACAAGAGCGAGTTAGAAGCTTGTTTGCATTAGACATTGCTGTAACGATTGACGAGTGCAAAGTATTGTACCCAGACTTTGATGACTTTGACGAAGAGCTACAACATATATTGTGCAACATGATGTTCAATATGGGTCGGCCTCGACTGTCAAAATTCGTTGGTATGAAAGCTGGAGTTGATGCTCGTGATTTCAACGAAGCAGCCGACCAGATGGTAGATTCCAGGTGGTACACGCAAGTCCCCAACCGAGCTAGACGTTTGGTAGATCGGATGAGGGCGCTTGCTGACTAACCGTTTTGTGGTTTGATATTTGTAATTTGCATACGTTGCAGATTGCTATGTCTTTACTATAGTCCACTGCGCTTCTGCACTTAGGGCATTGCCCTGCTTCTATAAGCCTCTGCATTTGGCCCTTTTCATTCATGCGGCTGAACCTATGCCAGCGTTCACTTCATTGGGGTAACGCTCTCGGTAAGAATCAAAAACAAGTTTTGAAATCTGTTGTGATACTTTGCGGTGGTCTTCTGTAGCCAGCTTCACAAGCTTTTTATGTGTGGCAAGGTCAACAGCAACTGACTTGTATTGTTTCGTATCAGTCATTATAATACTCCCATGAATTAACAACTATGGGCATATATTAGCATGTATAACTACAAACGCAAAGCGAACAAATTCGGTGCAAAGAAAACAACCTTTATGGGCATTAAGTTTGACTCCAAGTGGGAAGCAGAGCGATGGGGCGAGTTAACTTCTATGGAAAAGGCTGGTTATATAACAGACTTGCAAAGGCAAATCCCTTACGAAATTGTGGTCAACGATCAGAAAATTTGCAAATATATAGCTGACTTCAAATATAATAAGGTAGATGATTACGGTAGTCTTGAAGAAGTTGTTGAGGATGCCAAGGGCGTGGAAACCGCTGAATTTAAACTCAAAAAGAAACTCATGAAAGCCGTTCATGGAGTTGAGATTTACCTATCAAAGAAAAATAATAACAATTTTCTCAAAATCCCCTTGACTTGAAAAGATTGCATGCCTATCTTCCAGTTATGTTTAGCGACAAAATGTGAAAGGTAAGGCAATGAACGCTATTAATCTGCATAATGATCTGACCGCTTTGTTTGACAAGCGTGAAGATCTTAAATCTAAAATTGATGATCTGCAAAAAGAATTGAAGATCGTTAATAACTCCCTCAAAGATCAGTTTGAAGAGACTGCCAAGATGCAACTTGCTCAAGACGGCAAGGATTTTGGTCAGACTACAATGAACAATGGTGACTTCAAAGTTACTGTTGATTTCCGCAAACGTGTGATTTGGGATGAGAATATTCTGTTGCGCGTTTTGAACTCTTTGGAT